ATTCCAAAAGTGATACCAAAGTTAATCCGTGACGGGAAAGTTGCGGTACTGTACTCACCCCACTTCGGCGCCGGGTGGTATTCATGGCACGGTGTAGAGGAATTACTCTATGATCCGGTGTTGGTTGAAATGGTGGAAGCCTACCGGGCTATCGAACAACCTACACCTGAACATAAATTTGACTTCACCGAAGATGTTGAACGCTATTGTAACAGTCAATATAAAGATTGTTACTTCGGTGGTGCAGATGACCTAGATGTCATGTGGCTCCCGGTTGGGGCTAATTTCCGCATCCATGAGTACGATGGTTCGGAATCCGTTGAAGTGCGTGATGAAATGCATTGGATGGTAGCATGATAAAAATCTACTACTGGTTCATTTCTACTAAGGTGATCTTTGCCATGCGCAAACAATTCACCTTACTGGAATGGCTCGTAGTACTTGGTATACCTATTTACCTTATAATGGAATTACTATGAACGAACAATTAGATGCACAGCTGTGTAAGAAGTATCCCCTCCTCTTCAAAGACCGTAATGGTGATATGAGAACTACGGCTATGGTTTGGGGCTTTTGCCATGGTGATGGTTGGTTCAACATCATCGATGTTCTCTGCTGGCATCTCCACCACAAGTACGATGATGCTCGGTCGCATCATGAGTACCTTATCTCCCGCCTGGGTAAACCTAAGTGGGGTGATGAAACTACAAAGAACTCCATATTGGTAACTCAAGAAGATATCGATGCGGCTTGGTCTAAGGTAGAAGAGGAAGCGGTAAAAGTACCTACTGTGGTTCAGGTTAAGGAAAAATTCGGGACTCTCCGGTTCTACGTAAGCGGGGCCACAGAGGCACAATATAACTACATCTCCTTCGCCGAATCCATGTCCGGGGTTACTTGTGAGACCTGTGGTAGCCCCGGAAAACGACTAGGCCGTGGATGGATCTATACTGCCTGTGAGACCCATGCAGAAGATGACGATTGGGCAGAGTCTCTCAAAGAAGACGACGACGAAGAAACTGTAGCGTAACTAGTTGATTTTCTCGCTCAAGCCTTTATAATAAGGTATGAGAAGGAGCTTTATATTATGATTAAAAGTACTGATAAGTTGAGGGGTAAACGCGTGTTTATGTCCCTGTCTGCCATCTACACCCATGGTGAGACGGCGGAGGTAGTGAAAGAAATCATCCATAAAACGATGCCTGAGTTTCGTAAGTTACTCGACCTACCACAGGACCTAAATTTCCGCGTGGCCCCTATTAAAGCCAGAAATACCAATGGTTCCTACGATAGCGAAAACAAGTTAGTGAACATCGACTGTCGTCTACCGTGGAATAAAGCCCTAGAAGTACTGGCCCATGAATTGGTTCATGCCGAACAGTACCATACCAAGAAACTGAAGAAGAAATTCACCGGCCGTAAAGGCTGGATGCATTATTGGAATGGTGAAATCGGTAAAAAAGGTACAACCTACAAGGCGTACCGTGATCAACCGTGGGAGCAAGAGGCCTGGAGCCGTCAAGCTGCCTTGGCCGAACAAGTTTGCTCAATTCTAGAGGGGAAATACCCATGAACCGCAGTGAAGCCATTATGACTATACTCCAAGAGGAGTGTGCAGAGGTAATTCAAGCGATTTCTAAGGTGAGACGCTTTGGAATGTCGGAAAATCACAGTAATCTGGTGGTAGAACTGTGTGATTTACAGGCGATGATCGACCTGATGTATGAATTCGAGGTGGTTCACTGCAGTTACGAGCAACGTCTCGATAATATTTTCCAAAAGCGACAAAAACTTAAGAAATATTCACATATTTTCGAAAGTAACAGTTGATTTACTCGGGCGATTGCATTATAATTGATACATCACAACACAGAAAGGTAATACATCATGGCACATGAACTTGAAATTGCACAAAACGGCGAAGCTAACATGGCATACGTTGGCGAGACACCCTGGCATGGACTCGGTAAGCGGGTTCCGTCAGACGTTTCACCAGAGCAAATGCTAATTGCAGCCAACCTTGATTGGACGGTAGAAAAGAAACCCCTGTTCTTCGATACAGATACAGGTCCGGTGTTGACTAAGTCACGAGCCTTGGTCAGGTCTACCGATAACAAAGTCTTGACTGTAATTTCCGACCAATGGAACCCAGTTCAGAATATCGAAGCGTTTGAATTCTTCAACGACTTCGTAGCAGCAGGCGATATGGAAATGCATACTGCAGGTTCATTACGCGATGGTAAGATGGTGTGGGCAATGGCTCAGATCAAAAACTCGTTTGAACTGTTTGGGGGAGATAAGGTTGAAGGATATTTACTATTTAGTAATCCTCATGAGTTTGGTCGTTCTATCGATATTCGTTTTACACCCGTTAGAGTGGTTTGCAACAATACGTTGACGATGGCTCTGGATGAGGATGCCAAGCATGCAGTTAAGTTGAATCACCGTTCTAAGTTCAATGGTGATCAAGTTAAGCTCGTTCTTGGTATTGCTGGTGATCGACTTGCGCGTTATAAAATTCAAGCCCAGTTCTTGGGACAAAGGAAGTATAACAAAGAGACGATTGTTGAGTACTTCAATCGAGTGTTCCCATCGATGTCGAAGGATGAGGTTAAGTTGTCGAAGACTTCGTTCCCCATCTCTCGTCAGGCAGAGGAGGCAATGGCTGTGGTACATACCCAGCCTGGTGCTAACTACGCAGAGGGTTCTTGGTGGCAGGCTTTCAACGCCGTCACGTACATGACCGATCATAAGCTTGGTCGTTCACGTGATAACCGTTTGACTTCTGCCTGGTACGGGTTAAATCGTGCTAAGAAAGAAAAAGCTTTGGAATTAGCTTTAGAGTACGCACATATGGCATATTAAAAGCCTATATATTATACGTGGCGGTAGAAATACCGTTACGTATCAGTCAGGTATTAGTTGCCAATAATTCAGAAGTAGGATATAATCATTCTTATGTTAACGAACAAAGTCAAATCAACGCATCAGTTTAGAGTAGCCAATCCGCTACCCGGCTATTGCTTTGGCTCAAGCTCTGATCGCAATACATGGGGAGAGATTAGCCACCGAGGGAAGAGTAACTAGTACAAGACGTACAAATTACCCAGAGCCCTCGGAAGCGAAAGCCCCGAGGGTTTTTTAATGTGTAAAGTTCATCGTAATCTTTGCACATCACGCGAAATTAGAATATAATTAGCGTTGTTCTTTTAAAATTTGCATACCATAAAAAATGGTCCGGTTAGCTCAATAGTAGAGCAATGGCTTGATAAGCCAGAGACAGAGGAGCGTTACCTCTACTGGATACCATAATTTACACCGTTCATCTAGAGGCCTAGGATAGCAGGTTTTCATCCTGTTCACACGAGTTCGAATCTCGTACGGTGTACCATTTGTTTAGTATTATCAGGGTATCGTGTATAGACGTATACACTATGCGGGCCTAACTGGCGAGGGACAGGTCCTAATATAACCGCTTAGTCGCTATGGAACGGAAGCACCGGAATCCTAAATCGAGCAGATAATACTAAACTAATGGTTAATGTACGTGTGACCCGAACGGTTAGGGAGCGGATTGCAAATCCGTATCATGCAGGTTCGATTCCTGTCACGTACTCCAAGATCCCGTTCCTACTTTTCGTTAAAGTAGCGTTTGACTAGCGAGAGAGGTCCGGTGGCAGAAAACCGTTAGTGCAGGGATGGAAACTACCCTTGCTGAATCTGATAGGCAGACTCCTTACTGCACACAGACATCGAGAATAAAAAGGACGGACAGAGTAACCGCTCAATTAGGGGCTTGTGTGGAAGCAAGTAGCCTATCCTTATTTGGCCTTAAAGTGTTCATGGACGCACGCTGGCTTGTCACGCCAGAAGAGTGGGGATCGTTACCCCCTAAGGCCGCCAAATTTTTATGCCCCTGTATCCTTAGTGGTAGAGGTCCTGTCTTGTAAGCAGGGTGTGGTGGTTCGATTCCATCCTGGGGCACCAATTGGGGGATTAGTGATAATGGGAGCACATGTGCTTTGCAAGCATGAAGTGGGAGTTCGATCCTCCCATCCTCCACCAATTTTTCTCGGGTTAGTTTAATGGCAGAATTCGTGGTTTGGGACCATGAGACGAAAGTTCGATTCTTTCACTCGAGACCATTTATATTCCAGTGTAGCACAGCGGTAGTGCAGTTGACTGTTAATCAATTGGTCGTAGGTTCGATCCCTGCCACTGGAGCCAATTTTCGGATGCTTAGTCCCGTAACGGTATCGGGGGGAGACTGTAAATCTCTTGTCTTAGGCCTTCTCTGTTCGAATCGGAGAGCATCCACCAAGTTTTTTGCCTTGTTAGCTCAGGGGTAGAGCGTCTCGTTTACACCGAGAGGGTCGGCAGTTCGAAACTGTCACAAGGTACCAGTTGTTGGGGGTTAGTGTAGCGGTAACACTACAGACTTTGACTCTGTCATCACTGGTTCGATCCCAGTACCCTCTGCCATTATTTTTTTAAAAAGGAGTTAGTTATGAAAAGTAAACCGATCGTGCGCGAACGTAACTGCTTCGTTCGTCTAGCACTTTTCCGTAAAGCAGGTGTTCATCGTAAGTCTAATAAGGCATTACGTAAAGCACAAAATCAATTACCTTTGGGGGTATAACTTAACGGCTAAAGTAGTAGGCTTTTAACCTATTAATCAGAGTTCGATTCTCTGTGCCCCTACCAGTTTTCTTTTGAGTGGCCATGTTGTAACGGTTAGCAACAGAGATTGTGATTCTCTTAGTCTGGGTTCGATTCCCAGTGGTCACCCCAAAGAAAATTATCTTTCAAGTACAATTAATGTAAGACAAATAATTAGTACACAGATAAAGAGTATAGGTTGAAGGCGCATTATTTGTAAAGTCGAAAAAAATATGTTACTAAAGCTGCAGCAGTCAAGCACCACCAAAAAAGGTCTTGTACTTTTCTTCTGTCGCTGTTAATTAAATTTTCTTCTTCAATACGTTCTTTTTCAATCTTAGATTTAATCTGCTCAATATCGTCCCATGCCTTGGGGCCGTATTTTGCAATTGCGCTTTTTTTGAGATGCTGTATCTCTCTTTGATGCGCTTTTTCTTTTTCGTATTGTTCGAAGGCTCTATGCTCAGCAAGTTGTTTGCGAGCTGCTTCTTGTGCTTTAGCTTCAAGACGTTGTCGGTGTTGGTCTTTAACAGCAGATTCCATATCTGCATTTTGACCCTCGACAATTTTACCTAGATCTTTACCTATATTTTGAGCACTTTTTAAAGAGCTCGCTAAACCTTGTGCACCTAATATAAAGGGATCTGCCATTTGTATACCTTTGTTAGTTTAAATAGTATACATAAGCCCGCACAAGTATATTTATAATGCCAAGATAGCTCAGTTGGTAGAGCGACAGACTGAAAATCTGTGCGTGGGCGGTTCGATCCCGTCTCTTGGTACCATTAGAATAATGGAAGATAATGCAGGTGGGATGGTCCGCCGACTAGCCTTGAAAACTAGGTTCTCAGAAATGGGATGGGGTTCGACTCCTCTGTCTTCCGCCATATAAGGATGTATAATGGAAAGTTTAATTTACCGTTTACGTAAGCGTGCTGAAATACGCAGGCAAATAAAAGATAGAAAATCCGTTCAGGAAAATAAGCCTGATCGTATTGCAGACTTGTTAGAAGAGGCTGCAAACAGGATTGAAGAATTGGAGAGTGGGCAGGATGGTAATGCAGCGGATTGCTAATCCGTAGACCGTAGCAATACGGTCACAGGGTTCGACTCCCTGACTCTCCACCAATTTAAATGCCAGTGAGACTTGGTAGTCAGAGAGGTCTTATAAGCCTTTTAGCGCCAGATTAGCGTTCTTGAGAGGGTTCAATTCCCTCCGCTGGTACCAATACGGTGATGTAGCTCAACTGGTAGAGCAACTCCTTCATACGGAGAAGGTTATAGGCTCGGATCCTATCTTCACCACCATACATGCGTCCTTAATTCAACTGGATAGAAAGCAGGTCTTCGAAACCTGAGGTTGGGAGTTCGAATCTCTCAGGACGCACCATATATAATAAGAATACATCTCGGTAGTGTAACGGCAGCATGTCGGTCTCCAAAACCGTTGGTGGGGGTTCAAATCCCTCCCGGGATGCCAATGCGGGGTTAGTTTAGTGGTAAAACGAGATCCTTCCAAGTTCAAGTCGCGAGTTCGATTCTCGCACCCCGCCCCATTTAAGAAGTGCATACCATGAAAAAATTAGATGTAAGTGAAGTTAAAGCATTCATTGAATCACAGAGTCCTGAGACAAAGATCTACATCGGTGCTGATTCAGAAAGATGTAAACGTAACGGTAGATGGTATGCAGATTATACTTTAGCAATTGTCGTACACATTGACGGTCGTCACGGGTGTAAGATTTTTGGTGAGGTTCAGACCGAGGTGGATTACGATGCTAAGGCAAGTAAACCGTCTATGCGTCTAATGAATGAAGCTTATAAGGTAGCGGAACTATATCATAAAATTGTGGATGCAATTGGTGAAAAAGAAGTACAGATACACCTTGATATTAATCCGGATATACGTTATAATAGTAGTATAGTTATTCAGCAGGCAGTTGGTTATATTAAAGGTACATGTAACGTTGTACCGATGGTTAAGCCGAATGCATTTGCTGCAAGTTATGCCGCTGACAGATTGAAAGAAGTGTTAGCAGCTTAGAGTTTTAGCCCAGGTGACGGAATTGGTATACGTGTTGGTCTTAGAAGCCAAATTTTGAGAGTTCGAGTCTCTCCTTGGGCACCATATTAAATTAGGATATTATGTTACACTTGATTAAGTCATTAACGGATAGTTTTATTAGCTTCCTAAGTGAGGATCCAGTGCGACCCAATATTCCGCATGTTGATCGGGTAGGTGATAACAAAGACATCTTCGTTCTTCGGGATGAAGAGAATAAAGTAAAAGCAATTACCTGCGTGAGCTATCAGTCAAATATTCCAACTAAGGAATCAGAATTATTTGAAGACACAGAGTTGCCTAATACAGCAGTATTCTATACAATATGGAGCTATGAATCAGGCGCAGGTCGTAAGTTAATCTTTGATGCGGTAAAACATATTAAAGATAACAATAGCGATATTAATAGGTTTGTTACATTAAGCCCTAGAACAGAAATGGCAAGACGTTTTCATATTAAAAACGGTGCTGTTGTTTTTAGAGAAAATGACGAGTCAACAAACTACGAATATTTAAACAACTAATTTTCTGGCGTTCGTTCAATGGATAGGACATGATTCTTCTAAAGTCATTATGGGGGTTCGATTCCCTCACGCCGGGCCAATATTATGATTAAAATACACGATAATTTTATTACCGAAGAAGAATGCCAATACTGGATCGATCAGAGCCCGGTATATAAAAAAGACAACCCTAAGGGTAATGAAGATTGGTTAGAACGTAATAAAATTATTACCTTTCTACCTATTGTAGAAAAAGTCAGACAACATCATAAAGAACATGACGGGTTAGATCTCGAGATTTTCGAAGCATCCCTTCAGCAATGGGCAGACGGTACAGAAGCTATACCTCACGTACATGATGAAAAGGGTGGTAGACAGGGTACAGGTTATAATAGTATCCTTTATCTAAACGATAACTTTCATGGTGGTGAATTTATTACACCTAAACTCAATTGTAGTATTAGCCCTATCCCAGGTCGTCTTATTATCTTTGACGGTAGTACAATAGAACACGGTATTAACCCTATCAGAGGTAATACAAGATACACCATAATCTTTTGGTGGAAAAAGTAAGATTTGCGGGTATGGTGGAACGGTAGACACAGGAGACTTAAAATCTCCCGCTTTATGCGTCCCGGTTCGAATCCGGGTACCCGCACCAACTTTGTTGTATAAATAACCCGTCCCAGTGGCGGTTTTTTTATGTCTATATTATAATTATATCATAGGAGTGAATATGAGAGTTGAATTTAATTCCCTGCATTGGGATAATGTGGATAGCAGAATGCTTGAAGCACATAAACAGGTTATGGATCATTTTGAGATTCCGATGAACTACTGGAATCAGAATGTTCATCATGGTGCCTGGTTAGATCATGTTATGAAAAATACAACCAGTGATGTAGTTGTAATTATGGAGCCTGATTGCATACCTATTTTTAAAGGTGTTGTAACAGAAGCTATTCAGTATGCAAAAAAGCACGATACATTTATCGGTATTGCTCAGGTATCAAATCACATCTCCCCAAAAAGTCATATCTACGCTGCTCCTGGCTTCTACGTCATGACAAAGTCTGTCTACGATAGAATGGGTCAGCCTTCGTTCCTTGAAACATCTCGATCTGATGTTGGAGAAGAGATTAGTTATATTGCTGAACAAAAAGGTATTAAGTACCGTGTACTAATGCCGACATCTTTTGAAAAAGAACCTGCTGAAGGTCTATGGCCGCTAGGACCAACCGGGTATTATGGTATCGGTACAGTTTTTAATCATGGTGTTTATCATCTTTATCAATCACGTATGGCAGAGAACATTGATATGTTTGTTAATCGATGCAGGCAGGTTATTGATCGTACGTTTACAGAAACAGGTCTCTATAGTTCACAAACATTTCATTATGAAGGAAACATTGTTAAATGAAAGTCCTATTTCACAACAATACAATTAACTACAGAGGTACAACTGTAGCATCAACTGACTATGCAAGATATAATCAAGAGATTCTAGGCAATGAAAGCGTAATTGCATATTGTAAAACGAATGGTACAGAAAGAGACATGGGTAACGAGCAGGCTGTTATCGATGAGCTTTCGAAAGAGTTTGAGGTTGTAGGTTACCGTGCTGGTGACCTCGAGAAGAAGATCGATGACCTTCATATTGATAATGCATACTTTATTAACTCAGGTCGTAAAGAAGAATTGCCTACAAATTGTAAGACGGCAATCCATGCTGTGTTTCAGTTTAATGAACCTCATGGTGATCGGTACGCATACGTAAGCGAATGGCTTTCACAAACAATGTCAAAGGGTGAGATACCTTTTGTACCTCATATTGTTCAGTTACCTAATGATACAGGTAACTATCGCAGTGCTTTTAACATTAGAGCAGATCAAAGAGTAATCGGTCGTATTGGTGGTTATTATACCTTTGATATACCTTTCGTAAAAGAATATATTAAGCGACTGGTTAATAGTACTGACGAGTTTGTATTTCTTTTTGCAGGTACCGAGCCGTTTATTGATCACCCTAACGTTCGATTTATTAACGAGTTTCATAATCCGCTAAAAAAGGCTAGGTTTATTAATACCTGTGATGCAATGCTGCATGCTAGACAGCGTGGTGAGAGCTTTGGCTTATCAATTGCTGAATTTCTATCTATGAATAAACCGGTAATGGCGTGGAATGACGGTCATGATCGGAATCATATTGATATGTTAGCAGGTAGCGGTCTCTTATACAAAGACGATTATGAACTTGATGTAATGATTCGTAATATTTCAGCATGGGAACAAGAGGTTTGGTCTAAGCGTGTTGAACAATTTAAACCTGAGGTGGTGATGTCAAAATTTAAGGATGTGTTTCTATGATTAATACTATACAATTTAATAACAGTATGTATCCTGCATTTCAAGAGCACGGTAACGCAGCTCAATTTGCGATCCCGTTTGCAAAGCATGTCTGTAGCGGGGTAGGGTACGATATTGGATGTAATAGAGAAGAGTGGTCATTCCCTGGATCTATTCCTATTGATCCAATTCTTAGTAATGAATTTGACGCTGAAAATTTACCAGAAGAGATGGTAGATTATATTTTTAGTAGTCATTGCTTAGAACATATCCCTGGTGACTGGTACGGCATCCTACAATATTGGAAGAGCTTAATTAAACCCGGTGGTACTATGTTCTTGTACCTACCTGATTATACTCAGGAGTACTGGCGCCCGTGGAATAATCGTAAACACGTTCATGTATTCAACCCACAAATTATGGTAGGTGCATTTGGTGCATTAGGATTTAAAAAATGGTTTGTATCTGGTGCCGATCTTAATAACTCCTTTATTGCAATGGGTGAAGTATGAGCGATACAGTAACAATTGTAACCGCGTTCATGGATATTGGACGTAGTGAGTGGGAAGGGGTTAAGAACAGTCAACTTATCCCAGGTTATATTAAACGCGATACAAATACGTACTTTGAGCGATTTGAACGCTTAACAAAATTAAAAAATCCGATTGTTGTCTTTGCACATAGCAAGGACTTCGAGCGTCTACAGGCTATTAGAGAAGATCTACATCTTATCGCAATCGATACTGTATTCGAAGACCACAAGCATTTAATTAATAAGATTGATGCTGTACAAAACGATCCAACATTTATTAAATTCGTTGATAATCCATCAGCACCTGAATATTGGTCGCCTGAATACGTTGCTATTAATTTAATGAAGAGCTTTTTTGTAAACTATGCGGTTGAACAAAAGCTGGCTGAAAGTGAAACGTATGCATGGATTGATTTCGGGTATGTGCGTGAAGATACATTCTGCCCTCCAGGGTTAGAATGGAAGTATGATACAGAAGGTAAGATTAATTTATTTGCTATTGATCCACATACACATTCAATGCCTATTTTTGATATTGTTAAAACAGGTAGAGTGTTCATTCAAGGTTGTCATGTTGTTGCACCGAAAAATGATTGGGTCATTCTTAAAGACTTAGTTGCAGCAAATCTTACAAAGTTATTTGATGTAGGTTTAATTGATGATGATCAAACGCTGTTACTAATGGCATATCGTTCAATGCCAGATAAGTTTAAAATTGTTAATGTTGATCCTTCTGACTGGTTTGTCATTTTTAAAACAGGTACTGAATAATGGCAGTAATTAGAATCTTTATGCCAATGTCAGGTAATGTTGGCGATACATTAAACGTGTTACCTGTATTATCCGGTATCTATAAATCTACTGGTAAAAAAATATCTCTTGTTGTAAGAGATAAAATGCGAATGTTCAACGGGTTTGCTGACTTCTTGTGTATGCAAGAATGCATTGCATCAGTCAGGTTTGAATCTGATGTTACACTTGACGATACATTCTGTACTATGTCACTGGTTGATAAGTTTACCGAACACCCTAACAGACCTTGGGAGACGGTTCGGTTTGAAGAATTCTTTCGACAGCATTACAACATTGACTTCGAAGTTAATGATGATTTTGTCTTATCAGTTGATGATAGTGTTGAGACTATTCCAGGTAGATTCTTAGTTGGTGATAGGATGTCCCATCCAAATATGGACCAGCGAAGAGAGTCTGGAGTATTGGAATACTCAGGTAAGTTTCCGCTTGATAGATGTACGTTTTTAGATTATAATATACCTATGGCTGTCAATGCTGCTTATATTAAGCATACTACTAAACCTATCTTTACTACCTTTACAGGTATCTCGGTTATCGCTGATTTACTAAAGAAAGAGTCTATTGTTCTTTGGGGTAACGATATTAAAGACTGGGATAATAAGCCTATTGAGTATTCCTTTAATAAGCATTTCTATCGTGACCGGAAATGTAAGTTAATGAGTTTGAGTGATTTTGATTTTACACATTATGAGAGACTAACATGAAACTAAGCAACGAGACGTTGTCGCTATTAAAGAACTTTGCATCTATTAATACGAATATTGTATTCAAAGAAGGGGATGCTGTAAGTACTATCTCCAATGCAAAGAATATCTTCGCAAAGGCTAATATCAAGGAAGTTATTCCTAGAGAATTTGCTATTTACGATCTTAACTCTCTCCTATCTATGCTAACGCTGATGGATAATCAGGATATTGAGTTCGGCGATAAGTGTCTCGTTGTTACAAGTGCAGCAGGTAAGTTCGAATATTATTATTCTAATCCTGATATTGTAACTGCTGCACCCTCGGGAGAGATCGAGCATATCGGGGTATACAAGTTTAAGGTAACTGCTGAAGATGTTCAGATGCTAATGAAGGCAGCCGCTATTACTGGTGCACCTACTGTATCAGTTACGAACAAAGATCAATCTGTGACAATGTCGGTGAGCGATCGTAAGAATGATACTGCGAGTAATTTTAAGAAGGTACTCGGTACGTCGTTCGATGACTTTGATGTATTCATTGCAGTTGAGAACCTTAAAGTTATCCCCGATGCATACGAGGTTACAGTTGCAAAGACTCCTAATGGTAAGGCAAAGTTCTTACACTTTAAACACGAATCAAAACAACTCCAATATTGGATTGCATGTGAGCCTGGTTCAGTAGTTTAATTGAGAGGGTTATATTATGAGTGAGCATTTTTTGTGGGTGGAAAAATACCGTCCTAAGACTATTGATGAGTGTATTTTATCTAAAGAGCAGAAAGACTACTTTAAGAATCTAGTTAAGAATGGTGAGATTCAGAATATGCTCTTATGTGGTACTGCAGGTACTGGTAAGACTACTGTTGCAAGAGCATTATGTGAAGAGTTGAATTCTGATTATATTATCATTAACGGTTCTGAAGAGTCCGGTATTGATGTACTGCGTACTAAGATTAAATCTTTTGCTTCGACTGTATCGTTTACGGGTAATACGAAGGTTGTTATTCTTGACGAGGCTGATTACCTAAATCCTAATTCGACTCAGCCTGCTTTACGCGGCTTTATCGAAGAATTTGCTAATAACTGTCGATTTATCTTTACTTGTAACTTTAAGAATCGTATTATTGCGCCCTTGCATTCACGGTGTGCAGTGGTTGAGTTTAAGATTCCTAATAAAGAGAAACCAGCAATTGCAGGTGCATTCTTTAGACGGGTAACTGAAATTTTATCGCTAGAAAGTATCCCGGCAGACGGTAAGGTAGTTGCCAAGGTAGTTGAAAAGCACTTTCCTGACTTCCGTAGAACGTTAAACGAACTGCAGCGTTATGCTCAGTCAGGTTCTATTGATGAAGGTATTCTAGTTAGTATTGGCGAGGCCAATATGAAGGATCTAGTCGAAGCTATTAAAGATAAAGACTGGAAAAAGATGAGATCGTGGGTCGTTAATAATCTCGATAATGATCCTGTATCGTTGTTTAGACGCATTTACGATACCTTGATCCCTATGACTAATCAAGTACCTCAACTGGTACTAACGATTGCCGATTATCAGTACAAGTCTGCTTTTGTATCTGATCAAGAAATTAACCTTGTTGCGTGCCTAACTGAGATTATGGCATCGGTGGAGCTAAAATGAAAAAAGAAATAAGTCAACATATATCAGAGAACCAAGAATGGTGTGCAGTAGTATCCTTAAATAACGATACAGCCCAATATGAAGTTACCTACATTGATCGAGCTAACAGTTCAGTTGTAACGCAATATTTTAATACACTTAACGAAGCAGAAGATGTTGCAGAAGATTGGGCTCTAAATGAATGAATTACTAAAACCGACATTTGATTGGATTAAAAGTGACTACCAAACTGATAGAATACGTTTTTATCTTGAGGTCATTGCTTGGGCTATTTCTATTGGTTGTTCTATCACTATGGCACTCACCGTTCCAACACCACCTCTCCTCGTACTTTACCCAATCTGGATTACTGGTTGTGCTATATACGCTTGGTGCGCTTATAGTAGGAATTCCTTTGGTATGCTCGCTAATTATATTCTTCTTACCGCAATCGACAGCTTCGGATTAGCGAGAATGCTATGGACATAAACGATGTGTTCGGCCAGACTGCAGAACCTGTAAAAGAAGAGGTATATAAAGCGCCATCAATATCACCTTTTGACTTTATCAATGCAATTACGTTCAATAAGACCGAACTAATAGTAGATGATTGGTCAGAAAAGCAGTATGTGTCATACATCGTTAATAAAGGGCTTTCTTATGGAGCAGATACTGTAATACCTGCAAATGAGATGAATTCTCGCCCTCATATCGATAAAAAACTTCAATTTCAATTTTTAATAAATAGTATTAGGCCTCGTAAACGTTTCAACAAATGGATTAAGGCTGAGAAGATTGAATCGATAGAAGTTGTAAAGACATATTATGGCTATAGCACTGAAAAAGCCCGTCAAGCCCTTTCTATCTTAAATCAATCTCAAATAGATTATTTAAAACAAAAATTAGAAAAAGGTGGAGCTGATGTCCAATGAGTTTTTTAGGATTAACATTCCAGGGTACAATCCCCTTGAAGTTACCCTGGTACAACCCGACGATTTTTTAAAAGTAAGAGAGACATTAACTAGAATTGGCGTGGCTTCTAGAAAAGATAAGGTTCTTTTTCAATCCTGTCATATTTTACATAAACAAGGTCGTTATTACATTGTTCACTTTAAAGAGCTGTTTGCCTTAGATGGTAAATCTGCCGACTTAAGTGAAAATGACCTGCAAAGAAGAAATACAATTGCCAAGCTGCTGTTTGATTGGGGTTTGGTACAGATTTTAAATCAAGATAAGTATCTCGATATTGCGCCTCTATCCCAGATTAAAATTATTGCTTTTAAAGATAAAGGTGAATGGGATCTGCAAACAAAGTACAATATTGGTAAAAAAAGAACAGATTTTTACGATTAATCATATAAATAATATTAACACGGCGGGCGCCCAAGCGGGCCCGTTCTTCGATCCCACCTTAGGGCTGTTTGATGCTACGGTATAAGGCGTCCGGGCAATTGCACTGTCACCCGTTAGTTGACCCTGTATTAAGTAAGCAGGGCTAACGCTACGCCTTCGGGGTAGCACATTTATACTCGCTTAATAGGAGAACTATATGTTTTACGCAAACATGGCTATTGATTCCATTCAAGACGCCAAAATTACCTTCCTCAAACAAACCGTGCAGGAAGAGTCCCTTAAAAAACCTTTAGTTGATTTTGTCGAGGCACAACGTGTCTTTACAAAACAAATTGCTAAGTCTGCCAACGATGTTATTACATTGGCTTCTGAGACATTTGCAAATGCAATTTCCGGTACAACAAAAAAGGGAGCTTAATATGACACTAGGTAACATCGCTTTTGGTCCTGCATTCAAGGACATGGATAAATTTCTTGTTGGTTTCGATGACCAGTTTTCGCGCATTGCAAAGATGCACGATGACATGACAAAGAATATTCCTAACTATCCCCCTTACAATATTAAAAAAACAGGTGACAATACTTACGTTGTTGAAGTAGCTGTTGCTGGTTTTTCTAAGCAAGACATTGAGATCGAACTCAACGACGGTAAGATGTTGATTAAGGGTAATGTTCAATCAAACGAACCAGAAGAAAGCTTCTTGTTCAAAGGTATTGCAAACCGCGCGTTCACACGCTCGTTTGCGCTCGATGATCAAATTGAAGTTAAAACTGCTGAGATGTTCAATGGTATGCTTAAAGTATTTTTAGAGCGTATCATACCTGATCATAAAAAGCCGAAGAAGATCGAAGTTAAAGATACTTCTGACGATAAACCTAAAAAAACTAAACCACAACTGCTTACAGAAGATCCACAAGATCGCGACCTGTAAGGGAAGCCCCTTCGGGGGCTTTTTAAATTGTTCACAAGACAAGGAAGCATATGAAAAGACTAATTAAGCATATAATTGATATTCTTGCTGAAGCAAAAGCTGAAATCACTAAATATAGGACATCCAATAAACTACAAGGACGATGAAACTAGTAACACTCGGCACTGTGCGAAAAGGCGACTGGGTAATTAAAGCCAGTTGCCTTGATGAGCAGATATTGATTTTTTTATATAACGAGTGTATAATGGTATCAGGCGTTGCAATATTTTATTGCGAGGAACAAGCATATTATTTTATAGAAGGTTTAGATCATGAGTCGCGAAGCTGGTAAGGGATCCAAAGCGAGACCATTTTCCGTTAAATTAAATGAGTTTGATAGTAACTGGGATAACATCTTTAAAAAGAAGAAACCCGTTAAACTCACTAACCCGTTAAATCATGATATATGGTTGTGTGAAGACTACGGGAATATACGTAACGTCGATGGCGTTGAATATGTTACGGTTTACAAGGAGGAAACTCCTGATAGAACGCACTTAATGCGTAAAGATGCGTTACGAACGTAACAGTTGCAATTTTCTCGGAAGAGCGTATAATATATACATCAACTAAGGAGATGTAAATGAAAAAATTTATTGTTGTTGTACTTGCTGGTCTAGCTTTTAGTAATTCTGCTTTTGCATGGGGTGAGCGTGAACAAGGTGCGCTTGCTGGTATTGCAGGCTTGTGGGCGTTTCAGCAACTGCAAAGAGCTGGTCAACCTCAAGTTATCTATCAGCAAACACCTCCCGTGATTGTACAACAACCACAGGTAATTATACAGCAGCCCCCTATCTATAGTTATCCTATTCGAAACTATTATTCTTGCCTCGTGCAAGTCCAAGACCCGTACACAGGTATTATTAGGAACGAAGTTCGTACCTGCGTACAATAAAGTAAAGTATAATTATGAAGCGTGTGATTTATTTGGATATGGATGGTGTAGTTGCTGACTTCAACAGCTACACCAGCGCCTTACTCGGTCGCGAGATTGGGTGGGAGGGTAGAGATCTTTCAGATGATGAATGGAAGACTATTACCTCAATCGATCACTTCTACCTACAACTACCCCTAATCCCTGAGTCTGTTGAGCTAGTTAATC